AATAAAAAAATTCCCCCAGAAAAAATCATGAAAAAAGGTCAGCGAATGTCAAAGGCATCTCAACGTGCCGCAGAGATACGCAGAAGGAATGAGTTAAGGCGTAACTACGAATTCTCAAAAAAATTCATAAAATCTCTGTACCCAAAAAAGACGCGCACGAGTAGGAACAGGTCGTCCAATAAATATTCAGGGTATGATAGTTTCACTTTAATACTGAACGCATTATGGAAATTAATTTCAAAGCTTTTGAGTCGATTGTAAATAACTTCGATGCATTCTGTGACGAGTTTGAGACACGCGCCGCAGAGACATTCATGAGAGGAGATCAAAATAATGGAAACATCGTCAGAGCAGCTACAGAAAAACTTGGAGGAGAAACTCCTGGTGCTGTTACAGAGATTAGAGAGTCTGGAACTGAGAGTGTCTCAGTTGGAGAGACCGACGATTGCGTACAGACGCCCACAGGGGAATAATTACGAAACATTGTCAGATACTCTGGACTACCTTCACAATAACGTAGAAGGTATTAAGAAAGATTTAATAAAAGTTGCACAAGCAGTATAATGCCAAACATCGTAGGACCAGATTGTGTAGATACTTTAAGTACAGATGCACTATGTCTGTATCCCGCAAAGGCACTTGGCGGCAATCCTACAAAGAGTCCCAATGTAAAGATGGAGGGGGGAGAAGTAGAATATTACCAATCGACGAGTATTCCCGAGCCAACAACAGGGGAACCTCTACCGACTAACGTAATCCCTCTGCCATGCCAACCAGGAGATCGAAGGATTCAACCAACAATTAACACGACAGTGTATATCAATGGTAATCTTTTCGCAGTACAGGGAGATGAAGCTCAGTTGGTAGTAGGAGGCACTCCAAGACCTCTCGTTGGACCTTTTAAGTATCCGACTATCAAAATACAGGAAGGCGGTTCTGGGGGGACTACAGGGGGCAATGGTGGAAGTACTCCACCTGATGATGAATTCCCACCCGATGATGGTGGCAGTTTTGAACTTTACTAAATTCATGGTATAATATACAAGTCAATTAAGTACATCTATGGCAAAAACTAAAATTGGTATCAGTGGTCTGAAGTTTGAGCCTGGTCCTCCTAAAAAGAGTCGTCAAGGTCGTTCGAAGAATACCAGTCTCAGTGCTACATCCCGCAATGGTCGTAAGAAGCGTTATCGTGGTCAGGGGAGTTGATCTCCGAGGACGTAAGCGCCGAGAAAACTAAATATTTTTAAGAGATAGCAACCTCTCTAAAAGTTCTGGAAACAGACTATTAGAGAGGTTATTTTTATGGGACTCTACCCAGTAGACAAAGGTAATGATTTTCTAAAAGAAGGTAAGACGCTAATCACCGAACATGACAGTGAGAGGTATCTAGAAGCGCACCAGAAGCGCAAGAAAAGGGATGAACTATACGATCTACCAGAAGACAGAATGAGTCGCCCCTGCGGGGGTCCTGGAGGATTTGATGATTTTGTAGAGCGTTGGCATGAGTGAATAAATACAAATAGCTTCGTATCTTCTTGCAATGCAGACCTTTAAGACGTTTAAGGATTTAAGCGTCACATTTAAAAAACATCCTATGACCAATGAGTTACTCACGGTCAAGGATCAGGCTGCAATTAAACAGTCGATCATGATTTTGCTTCTAACAGAAAAGAATGAGCGACTGTTTAAACCCAAATTTGGAAGTGCTATTTACTCGATGTTATGGGAACCACTCGATTTTGCTAGTGCTGCGATCATTCGCAGTGAAATTGGTCAAGTGTTAGCACAATATGAACCACGTATTAATGTAACTGAGATAGTATGCAATCCAGACTTTAACAATAATGGATTTGATGTAGAAGTTCATTATGAAATTATAGGAAGAGACGATACTCCACAAAACGTAGCTTTTACATTAGAGAGAACTCGATAAATGCCATACGCTCAGATTTCAAATCTTGACTTTAATGATATTAAAGTAGTTCTCAAAGAATACATGAGAACACAGTCAGATTTTACTGACTATGATTTTGAGGGATCCGTTCTCAGCAATCTATTAGATGTTCTTGCCTATAACACTTATTATACGGCATTTAACACCAACATGGCAATCAATGAGTTATTCATTGATAGTGCCACAATCAGAGACAACGTTGTTGCTATTGCCAGACAACTTGGATACAGACCAAGATCTATTACCAGTTCAACAGCATACGTCAATTTTACAGTTGAATATGCAAACCCAACAACTGATGTAGAATTAATCCTCAGAAAAGGAACAGGATTTGTTGCATCATTCAATAATAAGATTTATCAATACATAACACCTGTGGATGTAAAAACGCAGGTAGTAAATGATGTCGCAACTTTCACTAACGTTTTAGTAAAAGAAGGCACACAGATAGAGAATCAGTTTATTGTCAATACTTCCAATAAGTCACAAAGATTTATTTTAGACAACAGAAATATAGACACGGATACGATTCAGGTAGAAGTCTTTGCAGATGGTTCTAGTTTTAGTGAACCATATCTTCTTGCTGATAATATTCTTGATGTAACTTCAACAACAAAAGCATTTTTCCTCAATGAAATTGAAGACCAACGATATGAGTTGATCTTTGGTGATGGTGTCATAGGAAAAAAACTTGATGATCAAGCTTTAATTGTTGTTCGTTATGTTGTTACCAATGGTCCAGAAGCAAATGGGATCCGAACTTTTGTATTTTCTGGAATTTTAGAAAACGAGTTTGGCATTTCTCCACTATCATTTGATACAACTATCAATTCTACAGTTGCAGCAACTGGCGGCGAAGAAATTGAAAGCATTCAATCGGTAAAATATAGTGCTCCAAAAACATTTGGCACACAGAATAGAGCAGTTACAGTGTCTGACTATTCAGCACTAGTGAGAAACGCATATCCATCTGTTGGAGATATTATTGTTTTTGGTGGTGAAGATCAAGACCCACCACAATATGGAAAAGTTTTCATCTCTGTGAAACCTAGAGATTCTGCGTATCTAACTTCATTCAGTAAGCAGAAAATTTTAGATGAGTTGAAAAAGTATGCTGTGGCATCTATTCAAGCAGAAATAGTAGATCCATCAATACTCTATGTTGAATTAAACAGTAAGATATTTTACAATAGTTCAATAACAGATCTAACAGCATCTCAAATAGCAGCACTTGTAACAAAAAATTTTCAATCTTATATTGAAAGATCTGATACAGAAAAGTTCAACGGAAAGTTTAGATTTAGTAAAGCTGTTAGCGTTATCGATGATTCTGCTAAAGCAATCAATTCCAATTTAACTACTGTTAAAATGAGGAAGGATTTTTATCCACAGTTGAATTCCACAACATATTATGAAATATGTTTCCAAAATGCATTTGATAAAGATTGCGATGGTCCAACCCTTGCTACAACTGCGTTTAGAGTAACCGAGTATCCAAATTTTGATGTCTATTTAGAAGATAGGGATGGCAAAATTGTCCTATATAGACTAGATGCTATAACTGGTGAAAAAGTTGTTCTAGACAAGGAAGTTGGCGATATTAATTATGAAAAAGGCGAATTGATGATGTATGATCTAACAATAATCAAAGGATCATTCTTTGACAATCGTATCTCAGTTAGAGTAAATCCACTATCTTATGATATCAAGGCAGCTCGTGAAGTTTATCTTGATGTTGATGTAGCAAATTCGACCTTCATTGCGTACAAAGAGTAAATAAATGGCAATTAAGACCAAAAAAATCTCTGCTCTTATTGAGTCTCAGCTTCCTAATTTTATAGTTGATGAGTACCCATTGTTCTCCAAGTTTGTGGAGAAGTATTATGAGGCACAAGAAAATAGTGGGCAACCTCTAGACATTGCTAATAATATCTTAGAGTACGCAGATATTAATTATTATGAGTCTAATTTGCTCAAAGAAAATACTCTCTTAAGTAGCACTATCTCTGAATCAGATTCAACTATTGTGTTGGATGCTGGAGATTCATTTCCAGATAAAAATGGATATGTCAGAATTAATAATGAGATTATTTTTTATGGTAGAAGAGACGGAAATATCCTCACAAATTGCTCCAGAGGGGTCAGTGGCAACACTACCCTGGGAGATTTATATGAGCAGTCTTCATTCGTTACTACAGAAGCAGCAGGACACGTTTCAGGATCTGTTGTATATAACGTAAGTAATCTTTTTCTCTATGCTCTTATCAAGAGCTTTGAATCTCAATACCTAGCATCGTTTCCAGAAAAATATCTTAAGGGTTCGATAGACAAAAGGACCCTCATCAAAAATATAAAGCAGTTTTACAAAACAAAAGGAACTACTGCTTCTATTAGATTCATTTTTAATTCTATTGTTGCAAAAGACACTAGAGATGTTCCAGAAACATATAATCCAACAGATTACACATACAAGGCATCAAATGCCGATTGGATTAATGTATTTGCTATAAAAGCAAAGATTGTATCTGGAGATCCAAATGATCTAATTGGAAATGTCATTGTTCAAGAAGAAACTGATGAATACGGATATGCATCAGCAACTGTTGATAATGTTTATCCAGATGGTACTTCCGATGGAGAACAAATTTGGAACATTGTTCTAGCTCCAGAAACAGTAAATGGATCTTTTGCAATTTCTACTAAGACTCGTTTAGAAAAAGAACTACAATCAACAGATGGTGTTGGGAAGAGGGTTAATGTTTTCTCTACAGTTGGATGGGGAAAGACTGGAGAGATTCTGATTGGTGAAGAAAGAATTAAGTTTGAAGAAAAAACTGTAACTCAGTTTGTAATTAAGAAAAGGGGAAATATAACATACACCCACGAAGTTGGTTCCACAGTTTATAAACCAGTTACTATTTCTGGATCAAATGTCACCATGCTGACATTTGGTGTTGTGTATAATTTTAGACCAAGCACTTCACAACCATATTCGTTTAATGGCGATAAACTTCAAATTTCAAATCCTGGATTTGAGACATCGGATCCAAAAATTGTATTAACTGGTACAAATCAAATAAGATGG